CTATATCTGACAGCAACATTGCTGATCTTAATCTTGCTGATCGTGCAAATCTATACTTTAAGGTCGGTAATTTTGTAGACATTTCTTTTACTGAAGAAGAAACGGCAATCATTCGTATGATCGAAGATTGTGAAACTTTTGATGAGGTCTTGCAAGCAGCAGAAGAATTATATCTGTTCTGTAAGAATGAGAAAGAAGAAAAGGTAGATGATATGGAGATGCCACCAGAGATTGGTGGTGAGTCTGATCAACCAGCAAGTGAATTGCCGGACACAGAACCTACTGAGTCTGAAGGTTCTGGTGATTCTGATGATATTAAAATGACAGATCAACAACCATCATCTTCAGGAAATTATGATGATGAACCTGAAGTTATGACGGCTGATGCACTGCAGGAAAAGATTGAGTCTCTTGTAGATAGTGGTGCAATTGATAATGTTTATGTTGAAGTTCCCAAAGTTAATCTTGATGCAGTGATTGCCAAGAATGATGAAGTTCATTATGAGATTGATCGTTACTTTAATCATCAGCAAAGTAAGTTTGAGGAATTTGATATTTTTGGAGAAGTTGATGCAGAGTTTGTTAAGTTTAAGCGTTCTGCTCAGAAAGAAGTTAATTATCTTGTTAAAGAATTTGAGTGTAAGAAGGCAGCAGATTCCTATGCCCGTGCTACCACAGCACGTACAGGTGTCTTAGATACAACTAAACTGCATACCTACAAATACAACGAAGATCTATTCAAGAAAGTCACAACTCTTGCTGATGGCAAAAGTCACGGACTAGTCTTTATCCTAGATTGGTCTGGTTCTATGAGTCGTGTTCTACTGGATACTTGTAAGCAGATGTTTAATCTCATCTGGTTCTGTAAGAAGGTTGGTATTCCTTTTGATGTCTATGCATTTACTAATGAATGGGAACGTCCAGCATTTGATCTCAATAATGGAGATGTTATCAAACCTGCAAAAATTGGAGACCGCACGGATAAGAAAGAATATACTCTAGCAATTAATGATGATTTTTCTTTAATGAATCTTCTTACGAGTAAGGTGAGTGGTAAAGAAATGGAGAAACAGATGAAGAACATCTGGCGTGTTGCTACTTATCACAATAGTTACTTTAAGGCAACCTTTGGAATATCTCCCCGATT